GAAGGGAAGGTCCCATAGCGAAGAAACAAAAAGGAAAATATCCATTGGCAATAAGGGTAAATTATTAGGCAAGTCAACTTACAAAAGAACTCAGGAAATAAAGAATAAAATTAGCGCGACTTTAATTAGCAGGTCACTGGCTATTGCAGCCAATGATAAAAAATTAAAACAAACCTAGCAAGAAAGGGTAAACATGACCGACGAGATTGACGACACTGCGGCTACCCCCTCACCGGCTCCGCAAGACGACAAAGCCCCCGCAGCGAAAGCTGACGCAGGCGCGAAAACCGAACCAAAGGCTGACACTAAGGTCGATGCTCCTGACGAAGAAAAGCCAGGTGATCAAAAACCGGCTGATGATTGGCGAGTTAGATTTGCCGGTGATGATGCCAAAGAGCTAAAGCGCCTTTCGCGCTATGCCTCCGAAGCGGATATGTATAAGGCATATCGTGAACTGGAGAAGAAGAAGTCGGCAGGCGAGCTACGCGCTCCGCTGTCTAAGGATGCTTCGCCAGAGGAGTTGACCCAATGGCGCAAAGACAACGGCATTCCTGATGCTCCTGACAAGTATGACTTGAAGTTTGATGACGGACTGGTAATTGGCGAGCAGGACAAGCCACTGATTGATGAGTTCGTTACCAAGATGCATGGTGAGAACGCTACCCCATCACAGGTTAAGGCTGCTATTGCCAGCTATTATGAGATTGTGGGTAAGCAGCAGCAGGCGATGGCCGAGGCTGATGTTGACTTCAAAGAGCAGTCCCTTGAGGGTCTGCGTGAGGAATGGGGTGGCGATTACAAGCGCAATCTCAATGCTATTGGCAATTTACTCTCTGAACTTCCTGATGACACGCGCAGCGCCTTTGAAACAGCTCGCACCGCAGACGGCAAGCTGATCGGCAATGATCCCGCTATTATTAAGTGGCTTGCCAAGACAGCGTTTGAGCTAAACCCCGCTGCCGCTGTTATGCCTGCTGCTGGCGCAAACGCTGGATCGTCAATCAACGATGAAATTAGCTCTATTGAGAAGCTGATAGGAAATACAGACAGCGATTATTGGAGGGGTCAGAAAGAAAATAATGGCAATACCAAAATGCAGAATCGTTATACTGAGCTGCTTAGCGCGAAAGAGAAGATTTCAGCTCGCTCATAATGTAGTTGCATAAGTATGACCGCCATGCTATATCTAGGGGTAATTCAGCTAAGGCTCCTATTTTAGCATGAGCGGTCCCCGCCACTTTAGGGCCACCCCGCAAAGCCAACAAGAGGCCACCCCGAAGCGTGATGATGTTTTTCATTAACGTGCAATTCGGAGGCTATCATGGCAACTACCGCACCGCAAACCCAATACCGCCAAGAGCTTGTTCTTGGTTTCGAGCAACGAAAGTCAATGCTGCTTCAGGCTGTTACTAACGAAGCTATCATTAAAGGCAACACAGCGACATTCCTTATCACTAGCTCTAGTGGTGATTCCGCTGTAACGCGTGGTACAAACGGGTTAATTCCCTACCGCTCGGAAAACATGACGCAAACTAGCGCCACGCTCGCTGAGTACCATGCGCCATACCGCAAAACCAATTTCAACATCTTCCAATCGCAAGGTGATCAGCGCCGCTCCATGCAGGAAGCCTCAACAGCGGTTATCAATCGCCAGCTTGATTCTCTTATCATTGCTGAGCTTGATTCAGCCACCAATACTACTGGCACTGCTGCTACTGGTTCGCTTGCGCTTCTGATGAAGTCTTATGCGATTTTAGGTAGCAACGTGGCTCTTGATGGCGCGGTAACTGCGGTTATCACCCCAGCATTCCATGCGTATCTTCTTCAAACTGAAGCATTCTCAAGTGTTGAGTATATCAATCGCAAACCTTTTGAGAATGGTCTGATGCAGACTTTTCAGTGGGGCAACTTTGACTTTATCGTTCATCCGAACCTTACTGGCAAAGGTACTTCTCTAGAGAAATGCTACCTTTTCAATAAGTCGGCAATTGGTTGCGCTATGGATACCAAAGGTTTGCAGGTTGAAATTGGTTACGATGCTGAAATGGATTACAGCTTCAGCCGCGCTACTTTCTACGGCGGTGCTAAACTTTTACAGAACAGTGGTGTTGTGCAGATTAAGCACGACGGCTCTGCTTATGTAGCTTCTTAATAGGAAAGGATAACATACTATGGCTTATTCAACAGCTAATCCTCCAAGAATGATTCTCCCTTCGTTTACCAATTCATCGGGTGAATCTTCACTTTGGACTTATAGCACGGCTGATACCGCAGCTACCGTTGATACCACAGGGTACATCACAAATGGTGGCGCTCTTGGTATGAAGGTTGGCGACATTGTGAACGTAACTGTTACGGGGACTGGCGTTATCACCGCGCATCGCGTTGTTACTGTAAGCGCAACTGCACCTGGAGCAGTTGACTTGAGTGATGGCACCGTTATCGGTTCTGCTACCAACACCGATTAGAAAAACTACGAATAGACAGAAAAAGCGGGGTGGTATACTATCTGTATTACTACCCCGTTTTTTTAACAACTTTGGAGTTTTTATGGCTAAGCTATTGGAAAAGGCATTTCTTGGTGCTGAATTTGCTAGGCAGACATTTAGTGCAACCCCGCCAGCGGGTACAAATATCGAAGAAGTCCTTGCGCCAGAGTTTTGGGTGCATGTCGCTAGTAAGCTAAGCCCACGCGATATTATCGAAGTAGTGCCAGAGGATAGCGCGTATTACGCAAAACTCTTTGTTTACGATTCAGCAAAATTATGGGCAAAAGTAAGAAAACTTGAATATGTCGAGTTGCATTCCGCTGCATCTGAAGCGGCTCAGCCTTCCTCTGATGTATTTGAGGTCAAATTCACCGGCCCTGCCGCAAAATGGCGTGCCTTTAATAAAACCACAGGTCAGCTTTTGACGCAAGATTCATTTCAAACACGCGAAGAAGCCGAGTTATACGTTTCAAAATACAGTAGAGATATGGCGGCATAATCATGACCACTAGTAAGCTGACCTTGTATAATGGGGCTTGTAGAATTTTAGGTGAGCGTAGACTTGCGTCGTTGACTGAGAATAGACCTGCGCTCAACTACCTTAATGACGCATGGGATGATGGCGTTGTTGATGGGGCATTGGAGCAGGGCTATTGGAATTTTGGCACTCGCACTATCCGCGCTGACTATGATCCATCCATTGAGCCTGAGTTTGGCTATCAACGCGCTTTTCAGAAGCCCGATGACTATATCCGCTTGGCGGCGATCTCTACCGACGAGTATTTCCGCGATACGCTTCACGATTACTCTGACGAGCAGGGTTATTGGTTCTGCGACCATGATCTGCTTTATATCAAGTATATTTCCAATGATTCTGAATACGGTGGTGACTTTGCTTTATGGCCCCAGAGCTTTCAGAAGTATATCCAGGCATCCTTGGCTGACGAAGTGAAGGAGCTTGTGACAGGCAATGACGGAAAATATGACCGCATAAAAAAGGCGTTAAAAGATGCCAAGTCCGACGCGAGAAGCAAGGACGTTATGAACAGGCCGACTAAATTTGCTCCTGCGGGATCGTTTGTGCGGGCGCGTATGACGAGTAGGGTGAATAACGATGGCGCGGCTTAATCAACCCCTACTGGCTTTTAATCGTGGTAGGATGTCGCCTCTAGCTCTTGCTAGAACCGACATTGAGCGCTTGGCGCTTGCGTCTGAAGCGCAGACGAACTGGATGCCGCGCATCCTCGGCAGCATGTCCCTGCGTGGCGGAATGGGGTATTTGCACTCTACCTATAATAATGCTAAGGCCGTTCATCTTAACTTTACTTACTCGCTGTCCGACCAAGCGGTTGTCGAGCTTACAGACGGCGCTATGCGCGTCAAGGTGAGCGATGTCGTTATTACTCGCCCCACCGTTACCAGCGCAATCGCAAATAGCACGTTTGACAGCAACCTGACGAGTTGGACAGACGCAGATGAGGGTGGCTGTACTTCCCAGTGGGTAACTGGCGGGTACATGGGGCTTACCGGAACCGAGACCAATGCGGCGATTCGCACACAGCAAGTGACGGTAGCCGGTGCTAATATTAGCGTTGAACACGGGGTTCGTGTAAAAATTAACCGAGGCGTTGTGCGCTTTAAGATTGGCTCTACGGCCAATGGAGAGGAATATGTCTCCGAGGCCACGTTGCGCCAAGGCGAGTACTCCTTTGGCTTTACGCCAACGGGCGATTTTTACATAACGGTTGGCGCTACCACTAAATATGAGTCTCGCGTTGATTCTATCGCTATAGAATCAGCAGGCGATATGGTTATCCCTACGCAATGGGCGGAAGCTGACTTGCCTTATGTTCGCTATGATCAATCAGGAGATGTATTGTTTGTCGCTTGCGATGGCGTTGAGCAGCGTAAGATTGAGCGCCGTGCAACGCGGTCTTGGGGTGTGGCGGAATATCTATCTGAGGATGGCCCGTTCCGTAGTGCAAATATTACACCAACAACCATTGCTTCATCTGCATTAACTGGCGATGTCACGCTTACGGCTTCAAAGGGAATATTTAAATCAACAAATGTCGGTTCACTTTACAGGATAACGGCGGTTGGGCAAACAGTAACAGCGTCCATATCATCACAAAACACCCTTACAGATCCAATTCGCGTCACAGGTGTTGGCGGGTCTAGGTCTTTTTCTCTAACTATAACAGGGACATGGGTAGCAACGGTAGTCTTGCAGCAATCTATCGGAGATATTGGGGCATGGACTGATTACGGAACTTATACAACCAATCAGTCAATAACGGTAAGTGACGGCCTAGATAACCAGATTATTTATTACCGAATTGGCGTAAAAACCGGCGGGTATACCAGTGGTACGGCTGTCTGTACGCTTGTTTATTCCCTTGGTAATAATGCTGGCATCGTGCGGATTACCGCTTATTCTAGCGAGACATCTGTATCGGCTATCGTGCTTGAAGATTTGGGCGGAACCGCTGCGGTTGATGCGTGGGAGGAGGGGGCGTGGTCAGATAGACGCGGTTATCCAACAGGCGTTGTTTTCAATGAGGGCAGACTTGTATGGGCTGGCCGCGATTTTATATGGGCCTCGGTATCCGATGCTTTCGAGAGCTTCGATGATACCATTGAGGGTAATTCAGGCCCGATTATCCGCAGCCTTGGGTCTGGCCCTGTGGACAGGATAAATTGGCTTCTTTCATTGCAGAGGCTCGTCGCTGGAGCTGAGACATCCGAGAAGGTTATCCGCTCAAACTCACTCGATGATCCGCTGACGCCAACTGACTTTAACATTAAGACACCGTCCACCAAGGGTAGCACGGCCGTTGCTCCGGTGAAGATTGACACGTCCGGTATCTTTGTGCGCAACGGGCGCTTGTTTGAGTTGCAATATGACGGCGGTATTTTCGACTATAAAACCGTGGATCTCACGTCTTATATCCCCGAAATCGGTGGTACTGGTGGATTCGTTAAGATTGCCGTGCAGCGCTATCCCGATACGCGCATCCATTGCATCAAAGCAGATGGCACGGCAGCGGTTCTTATTTTTGACCGTAACGAAGATATGAAATGCTGGATTGATGTCGAGACAGACGGGCTTATCGAAGATGTTATCGTGACTCCGGCATCTGTCACCGCTGACGAGGATTCGGTTTACTATACTGTGAAGCGCACAATTAACAGTGTCGTTAAGCGCTATTACGAGAAATGGTCTTTAGAGTCAGAGTGCGTTGGCGGCACGCTAAATAAGCAAGCTGACTCATTTGTAACAGCGACACAGGCATCCAGTGTTACAATCTCTGGCCTCTCGCATCTTGAGGGTGAGTCGGTAATTGTGTGGGCTGATGGGGTAAACTATTCGCCTCGCGTCAATGGCGTGCAAACGACCTTTACCGTGTCCGGCGGGGCGATAACACTTGGAACGGCAGTTGCAAGCTATGTGGTTGGTCTGCCGTACAAAGCTAGGTACAAAAGCACGAAGCTGGCTTATGCGGCTCAGGGTGGAACGGCGCTATTGCAAAGTAAGCGCGTGGAAAGCCTTGGTGTCATTATGCGCAATACGCACAATCGCGGCCTGCGCTATGGCACGGACTTTGACACGTTGTATGAGATGCCGTTGGTTGAGGGCGGTGCTGACGTATCCGCAAATCAAATATGGGAAGAATACGATGAGCGGCCATTCGAGTTTGAGCAAGAGTTTGACACCGATTCGCGCTTATACTTAGAGGCAATGGCTCCTATGCCTTGCACCTTACTTGCCGCCGTTATGAAGGTAGCGACCAATGACAGAGTATAATATTGAAATAAAACCAATTACGGTAGATGACTATGTTCATTTTTTTAAGGAGTCTCCAAAGCGCACGATTCGCGGCTATTCCTTTTTTCTCAATGGTGAGATGGTTGCTGTGTTTGGGGCGCTACTCGATAAAGATGGGACGATGCTTTTCTCCGACATGAGGGAGAATCTTCCTGTGCCGAAGATAACGATATACCGCTGGGCTAAAAAGGCATTGAGGAAGATTGAAGATATGAAGCAACCGTTATATGCCACTAGCGGAAATAGCGGAAAGTTCCTCAAGAGCTTGGGTTTCTGCTATCGTGGTGACACAGAATGTAGTAAATTGTACGAATATTTGAGGTAGGTTATGAGAATAAGACACCCCGCACATGCCGACGGAATGATGCCGAGTTTCTTTAATTCGGTGTGTCATGATCCCGTGACGTTGACAACCATAGCTACTGTTGCATCTATTGGCGGATCTGTAATCTCTGGCCTCGGTCAAATGCAGGCTGGTAAGGCTGCAAATGTCAGCGCTAAATTCCAAGCTGCACAATTAGAGCAGCAGGCCGGTCAAGAGCGTGCGTCATCGCAGCGTGCTGCTATTGAGGAGCGCCGTCGCGCAGGCATTGCATCATCTAACGCTCAGGCAGCTGCAGCGGCCTCTGGCGGTGGCGCTACCGACTCCACAGTGCTTAATATACAAGGC